GGGATGCCTTCAATCTCTACTATTTCTGCTTTGTAATTTTTTAATCTTATCATCCTTGATTTCTAATAGATGTTTCAATTCTCGTATCTCAATACCTGCTTCCATTACACTATGCTCTGCTGTAAATCTACCTGCCTCGTCCATAATTACTCCGAATGGTCTAGTGTCAATATTCTGTTTCTTAATCTTGTTGCTCTATCACCTACTTGATTTGCCCACCTAGAATCCATCATTTCTATTGCTGCTGTAGGCCAATCGCCTTTATTCACACCTGCAATAAATTTTTTGAATTGTGATAACCGTGGTGCTCCCATATTAAAGCACATATTTACTATCACTTGTTGAGCAGTTTCTGGTAAATCATCAAGGTTAGGAAACACTTTCTTTGATTCACTAATATATTTTTGCACATCTTCTTCAAATATAGCATTTACTCTTTCTTCACTTACTGCTGTGCCTACAGGTTTACCGTGTTCTTCATCGCCTTCAACGATTAAGTGTCCTATACCAAATGTTGCATAACCTAAATGGTCATTATAGATTTCATATTTGACACCTTCATCTATTTTAAGTTGGTCTCTTAATTCTTCTATGTTCATGTTTTCTCCNTTANTTTGCTTTTACCATTACTTTAGGTAATATATCACAATTATATGATAATGTTCTTCTAACTTGGTCTGTATCTTTAAACGGATAAACTGCATGGACTAATGTGTATGGGAATACAAAAAAATCTCCTACTTTAGGACTTAATCTAATTTGCGACATTGATAGTGAGTGTTGAGCGCCACCTATAAATTCTAAATGCCCATTTGCAGGACTATCGTGATTTTACTATTTCTTCGCCATATGTGTCAGGTACTTTTAAAAATAATACAGACGATAAACCTACTAAACTATTTTTACTTGANTGAAAGTGAGCAGGATTATATTCACCTGCATACATATCATTTATCCAAGCAACTATTTAAAGACAATTGGTGTGTTTGACTTAATACTGATCCTGACCTTTTCATATACTCAACAAAACACATTTGAAAAGTACCTTTAATCTGGTCACTTAATAAGTGATTGACTAATTTTTCTTTTTTAATTTTACCTGCAAGTTGAGGACTCCAGTCTACCGTTGTTATTTCTTTTTCTTCAAAAACATTATTGATATCATCAATAAATTCTTTAGGCATTTCAAACTTAGCGACTATTTCACCTAGTATTAATACCTGAGTTTTTACTCCTTCGCTCATTATATCTCCTTCAGTTTATTTCTTAAACTTTTTTTGTATTTTGTAACATTATATTTAAGAAATGGTCTGTATCTTGTCATTCTATCATATAGTTTTGGCCACAATACTTTTTCGTTTATCTTTTTATTTAGTTGTTTTGTAAATGATAATATATCATCTAATATTATAAAAGTTTCAAAGTTTATTCTTTTAGATAAAAACATCTTTAATATAGGTGGGTGTTGTCCATCTTTAACAATAAATAAATCATCAAACTTATGCTTTCTTTCTAATATATAATCAATATCTTGTTCATAATAATAATGTAATGCCTCTATTTTTTTAGACCATTGTTTGTAAGTGTCGTCACCAGACTTGCCAATGATATCACCAACCCATAGATTAGTATTAGAAACAAAATTGCTAAGGAAGTAGTCAACAATAGTGCTATTGTTATAAGATTTACTAAGCTTATGAAAGAAATACCTATCCCTTCTTTTAGTAAAAGTTTCCAATCTTGCAGTTGTTCTACCGAGGTGCTTATGAAAGTCGTAAGATTGTTTTTTACTTGTAAAGTGGAGTTTGATTGCCAAATAGATTTTATATACCTCAAAACCATTCATTTCTTCCTTATTGTATTCCTGCTGCTTGTAATAATATACCGCCTGTGATTGTAACGGCATATGCAATAATAATTATTTCTATCATGTCTTCCTTTCTATATTGGTAACTTTGCTGTTTTCTCTTTCAACATATTCAGACTTTGTGCCTCGTATGCTATCTTTTCTTTTAATGTTTTATTAATCAACGCCTTTGTATTACTAGGGTCAATACCATTTTCTTCACAATATAGAATCATAGCATCCATATAACTCATGCGTTTAGTCTTAACCTTTTCTTCGATTAATAATGCAAATTTATTTGGTGTTATTATCATTGTTCTATTATACTACACTTTAAACTTTTCGTCAAGCTCTGAGAGTGTCATATATTCTAAATTTTTACACTCTTCCCATTCTTCTACTCTAACATTAATTATATTATCATTAGGATTAACTTTATAAAACTTTATATCTTTAAATTTATCAAATGTATTTTTGTGTTGTTTAATCCAGTTAAATGTTTCATCAGGATTATCAGGTCTTGCTAAATCGGCATCCTTTTTAGCATAACAATCTGTGCCTGCATATACATTATTTATCTTATTATCTTTAGAATATAAATCATGACCGATAATATATATTTCTTTTGCACCGACTTCACATGAAAGGTGAATAGACCTTGAACCTGTTGCATAAGCAAAACCATCTACATCTGGTTCTATATTATGTACATAATCTTTTTTAGTACCTGTAACATAAGTTATACCAGGATTCTTACCAAGACCTTGTATAAATGTAAAGACACCATCAGCACCATGATATACTGCTTCTGAACATCCTTTAAACTCTACATCTACTCGTCCTCTTTGTTCTCTTACCATACCTTCAGCAATAACACTTGGTATTGGTGTCCAGTATCCTAGATAACATATATTTTCAAATGCATATCCTGAACGATAGACTTCGTGATTCATTCTTGAATCTAAAGCAACCAGTATATCAGGTGTAAAATCTCTATAAATCGCATTACACCCGACTACTGTACCATATTTTTTGTATTTGTCAACATCTAATCCTTTTCTTGAATTACCATTACCAAAACAAAAATGTATATCGTGAAATAAAGTCATTACTTTAAATCATCTTTTCTAACTATGGGATTATAAATTTCTTTTGCGGCGTCTGAACCAGACATATAACCGATTGCATAGACACACATCATTATTATGCCTATGGGTAAAAATATTTCAATTGCTTCTATCATAATATACTCTCCTTTGTTGTGAGGGCGGACGGAGATATAGGTCCGTCCTTTCCTATACTTTAACCCTCTATGGTACGGTCTGAAGGACTTGAACCTTCATGTCTTTGCGGACAATACTAAATTCGTAGTATAGTATCGTGTCTACCAATTCCACCAAGACCGCTCTTACTCCTCATTTAAGAGGAAACTGGTACCTGTTTCTGTTGCAAGGTACAGGTAAACCCCTAACGACTTAAGCCGCTAATGCATACTGATTAAAGTTTGCGTTTATTTTTAGTTTAAAGTCTTTGGACTATCCTCTCCAGCACGATTTCTAACAATGGTCGATCCTATTTCGCCCCCTTATAGGTCTATCTAGGATTGGTGGAGGCGCTGGGGTATTGCACCCAGGTCCCTACTGTTTACTCTCATTACCTTCATCAAGAATCTCTTTTAATGCAGGAAAAAACTCCCAATTCATACCGTACCCTAATATACAAGTTTCTACCTGTATCAGGTAAAGTTATCATAAATGTTCCTTTATTATTATCTTTATTATATGTAAATGTTAATAATCCTATAACTGGTGATTCTGGATTGCCTTTTGCTCTTACTTCAGCACCTGCGATTGGTTGTTCACCAAATGTTTCAAATGCTGTTTGAAATATAAATCCTGTATATCCACAATATAATGGTACTTGTCTTATTTTTAATTGGTCTTTATTGTATAATGGTAAATCTTTTTTATCTTCTGCTTGTAATGCGTTAAGAGAGGCATATACTATCCCTAAAAATAAAGTTATTGCTGCTATTCCTAAAACATTTTTAATTAATTGTTTCATTTTCTTTGTAAAATTCCTCTATTGCTGGTTTCAGAAAAGGTAAATAATCTTTCTTATCTTTTATAAAAGTTTGAACCGCACCATCTTCGGTCACTATGAGGATTACAACTTGATTAATTTCTTGGTTAAATCTTTCTTCGTACATTTCACAATAAGCAGAACCTTGAATGAAATAGTTTTCTACCCATGCTTCTTTTTTTTCTTTTGTGGATGTTTTAAAATCTATTACTGATAATTTGCCTTGATATTCTGCAATACAATCAACTCTTCCTGCGATACCCCATTTATCACTATAAAGTCCACCTTCTTGTATTACTATATTATTTATATTATCTAGTTCAGGTTTTAATAAAGTAAATAGTGCTAGAGGTAATACATCTTGTTTAGATAGTTCATCATTATTTAAATAATCTTCAACTAATTGATGAACAGCAGTTCCTCTTTTAGCAGCACTTCTCATTATTTGATTTGCAACATCATTACCTACTGATTCTCGCCATCTAACGATACCTTCTTTATTTCGACCTGATAAGACCGTTGTGATTGATGGATATTTTTTACCTTCTGGCGTAACATAAAATCTTTTGCCATTAATAGTTTCGGTAAGTATTTCGGGAAGTGTTTTGGTAGAAGGAGTATGATTAAAAGACTTCATATCATACTTCTCCTGCATAAAAGTATTTAATTTGTTCATAGTGTCTATTATAACACCTTATTTAGATTTTGTCAAGCGTCCTTTATCTTATATCGGTCATTGGTAATTGATATGATTTTAATTGATTCATATTTGCCTGGCACTTTTTCTGTTAATTTACCGTCTTTATCTTTAAATGCTATAACCATGTCTTTTTTGATTTCATCCCAGTTTGAATCCGCATAAACATCGGCCACCACTTTTACTTGGTATAATTCCATTGACTATCCTCTTGTTATTGCTACTATTTTTTTAAGTTGTGCTTCTATTACTTCTGCTCTGTTTGGCCAATGTATGTATGCTTCTGGTGACTTTGCCAACTTAACGAGCAAAGGTATGATTAATTTTTCTAAATCAGAAAACTTTTTCTTCATATCTTTTCCTAGATTATCTTTTCGTAAGTCGTATTCATCATCCATTTGTTTTTTTGCAATCTCTAATTCTGTTTCATTCTTGGCCGTTATTGTTTCTTTTGCTTCATTTGTAGCACGAAGTATTTTATCTAGTTTAGTTTCTAACCTAGTAATAATTTCACCTGAAACTGCCTTACCGACACTTTCAGATGTCTGTTTAACTACCTGTTCTGTTGCTTTTGAATCTGATACTGCTTTGTCTGATGGTTTTTCAGAAACACCTGTAAAACCCCAATCGCCGCCTGTATCGAAACCGTCTAAAAAATCGAAATCTGCCATACTACTATTTATCTTCCTCCGCCTTTTAATGCTCTAGTTCTATGTTTTTTTCTTACATTTTCAATCTGAGTATCTTTTACTGATTTACCAGAACCATACTGTTTTGCAAGTGGACTATTAGGATGTGCTTCAGATATTTTAGATAGTGTATCTTTCCAACCACTATCAGTTTTACTATCTAATGAACCTGTGCTTGATATAATATTCATTTGTGTAGGTGGTAATAGTTCAATATGCTTTTGTCTTTTGTGTTTTTCCATTTCGGAAATAGACATTAAGTCCTCATATTCTTCACCAGTTTTTGTATTTAAAAATCTATATGTTGGCATTTATCCCCTCACTATACCATTCAGGTATACTTGTTTTCCATGTAGCAAAACCATTCTTATATTTGATATAATAGTTTCTATAAGCAGTAATACTATCTTCATCTTTAACATCATCAGGCATGGCCTGTGTTGGTTGATGAAAAGGAATATTTAGGGGTATATTTTTAGGTGGGTTTCTCAATAAATCTTTTAATAACATATAAGATTTATGACTTTTGTAATATCTTATTTTAAATTCTTCATGTAAACAAGACCACATTTGATACAACCAATGATAATTATAAGCATTATCTCTCACCCATATATTACTAGGGTGATGTATGTGGCACGCTTTGTAAATAATATCATCATAATCTTTTAGTTTATATCTGGTAACTTTTCTACCTGTTTTTGATAAACCGGTATATTTTATACCGTCAAGCACTCTATGTGCTGTTGACATTAACTGAGCATACTCGATAAGCATTTTTGTACAATGTTTATCTAAATGCATTTCAGCACAAATTTTTGGGTCTTTATGTAAGTAAAATATATTCATATTAGTATTATATCAGATAAAAGTTGCTTTGTCAACCTGTTTTATTAACTCTTGTAATTTATCTTCCCACATTCTTTTAAAATCTGGGTGTTCAGCAGTTTGCCATGCTCGATAAAGATTCTTTATTCGTCTCCAATATAGTTCTTCATTACAAATCATATACACCTCTTATGTTATAAGTTATTAATTCTGCCACTAGTTCAGTATAATTTTCTCTACTGGCATATTTTGTTAATGTAGGAGCCAAATCTAGTCCGTTGGGTATTTCACCATACTCTAATATTTTTGCTCTCACTTCTCTAAACTCAGCATAAGCATACACTTCATTTATCATATCAATATAATAAGCAACACTATCGCATTTTGTTTTGAAAACTTATACACCCCAACCTGGCCATTTTGTCCAAGGTATTGGCAACATATATTCTTCTTCTTTATTCCAAGTTCTAATACCAAATAGATTGTTTGCNTCATTAGCAAATCTACTTTTACCCCAACCGGTTTCAATCGCCGCTTGAGCAATAATTAACTCTCTTGGTATTTGTTTTTCTATTGGTACATCTTGATATAAATGTGTAATACATTTATTTAATGAATAAACAAATTCATCTTTACTAGTTGTTGTAACAACTGGCACTATATACTTTTCATATTCTAAAGAACCTCTTATATCTTCAATTGGTTCTGGTATAGTTAGTTCATTTAATTTTTCAAATTCAGGACAACCATCATCTGAACATGGTGGTGGTTGACAACCTAAAAGGATAAAATATAATCCTAATATACATAATATTGGTAGTAGATATCTCATAGTAGTTTCCTCAACTCTCTTTTTGTAGCATATTCCTTATGCAACTTACAAGTGAACCACCTATATTTCGGTTCAGGTAGAGCAGGTCCTTCAAACTCTAACTCATTTGTTGTTTCTGCATAAATCAATTTCTTCAAAAATAAAGAAAGAGCAGCGTCATATTCCTTACAAGGTTTATATTCACTTCTCTTTCGCCTTGGTGTTTCGTANATGCCTTTACGGCTTTCACATATTGCTTTGATTATTTTTTTTTCGTATCTATTTAGTTTCAAGTTNTAGCCTTTCATTATCATTATTATTTATCGCTTCTTCAAAAGAGGGTCCTTGACCAACTAAAACGCCAGGTTTACCTGCAAGTCTAGTTAACCTAGTTTCAGTTTTCATTTTTTTAATGTAATCAGATTCAACATCAAAATGATTACTTAAATCATTTTCTAGCATAGGATAAACATGGTCCTCTCTATACTTTTCATCTAACATCATATAATATTGAAAAGCAAGCTCTTCGGTTGCAAACCATACAACACCTTG